TCATCCTTGCGGGTAGTGAAACTGCTACTCTACGCCAATTAGAGTTCCCTGCCGTCACACATCAGAACGGATTCGGGGCACAATACTGTCGCCTGTGCGGGCTTATTTGGCGTTATTTTGCCTAGTTTTCTTGAAGTTTCTTTATGTGTGAGCCATGTACACGTACTTGAATATGACCGTTATAATAGTCATTTGATTCTAGTACTCGTCTACTAAACTGCTCACGAGCCTCTATGTAAGAGCATTCTGCCTTGGATTTGCAATAGAAAAGTATTTCTCTAGTGAAGTTGTGTGTGCCTAATTCCGCAACATCTTTGCTTAGTTCAGGTGAGCTACCGTAGTATTCACGCCAATCACTGTCAATTTTGCTACGAATTTTCTTCTTTTTCTTTGTGCCGTTCTTTAACTTTATAGTCTTGTAGGTCGTTTTAGAGAATTTTGCTAGTTTTTTGCCTATGTACTTACGCCCGCTGAGAACATTTGTTATAAGATATACAAATCCTATACAGTCCTCTGGAAGCAGTTCTATTAATTGATTCTCGTAAGTCCATGACATGCATTAGTTAGCAGTCTAGTCCTCACTGGCCGAGCCTTTTTGATTGTGTTTACGTGCCTTTTTTTCTGCCATGTCTATGTCTTTCCAGCGGCGCCATTCCATTATAGAAGCTCGCCGTTTAGTACATACTCGCCTGATTTCTGATAGTAGTGCGCGAGTATCCATACCCGCTCTTTTAGTGCCTTCATTGAGCCATTTTTGATTCTGCTCAAAGTATAATCTGAATAGTCGCATGATTTCCGCATGCAGTTCTTCATCCTGATGCATTACTCATTGATCTCCAAATCGTTAGCATAACTGGTAAAGCCATTTTCTTTAATAACTTTTAGTACGTTATTAACACGACCAATTAATTCATCCTTATGCGAGATCAAGAATATATTTTTCTTGCGTTCACGTGCCATCTTTTTAAGCACAGCTAACGCACCCTCAACACCCGACGCATCTAAGCCGTTGTCAATAAGTTCGTCCACAAACAACAAGTTAATCTGCTGATATAAACTTTCCCATACATCACGGAAACTCCACGATAGTGACAAGATAAGACGGTTACGCTCTCCTCGACTTAGATTATCAAAGTCTAAGTCTTGCCCTAGCTGTGTTATTAGAACTGTAAGATCATTCTGGAATAGAACAGTATGGGGTAAACCCATCTTGTCTAAATAGTAGGTTAATCTGTTGTTCAAATACGCTAGGTTTTGATCTATGATCTTCTTACGTATAAACGAATCTTTGCTTGTCAATAACTTGAGCAAGAATTCTTGATGCTCTTTAAGACGTGTAAGTTCGTTAACACGGTCCCAGTTGATTTCTTGGATAGCAGTATGCCGCAGTTCGTCAATTTGCTCTTGATAAGGATCTGTCTCCCCGTCTTTAATTACAAGGTTAGTTTCCAAGGTTTTTAAATTGTTCTGATGTTTAAGAGCCTGCTCAACTGTGTCATAGTAAGTGTCCGGTCGAGTTGCGACCTCCCCGACAGCAGTAATTTCAGCCTGTATTTTAGCACGATCTTTAGAGACCTTGTCAAAATACTTTTTAGCTTCATCTAAATGGCCCTGCGCTAACGTAGTCATTTCTTCGTGCTTGTGATCATGCAATTCTTGTTCACAAGCGTGACAGGTCTTGTTTGCCAGTTTGGCGAGCTCGCCGTCATACTTTGTGACGCTTCGCTCCGCTTGCGCTGTCGCGCTATCTAACGTAGCACGTTCCTTATTTAGGCTTTTCAGCTTCGCTGCCTTTTCTTCATAGGCTTTGAGCTCCGCATGCTTCGCAAGCTCAGCGTCAATATCTACACTTTCTAATTCTACGATTGCACGAGCAATCTTTTCAATATCAGTATCACGTTGACTATTCCAAGCAGTCTGTCTTGTTAGCAAACTATCAACGCTTAGTTGGATTTTTTCATTACTTTTCTTTGCGGCTTCTATGTCTGCTGATTCTTGAGTAATGCTATCTTTAGTTTGTTTAATTAATTCTTTAAGTGTTTCTGCTTTTTCACTTAGTAAAGTAATACCTAGCAACTGTTCAATAATTACCCGCTGATCATTTGCCCGCATGGACAAAAACGGCTCTGTATAAGTGTTAAGAGCAACTACGTGCTTGAACATGTCGTGACTCATTCCTAGCAGTTCATCTAAGTCCTTCTGAGTTTCACGCATGTCGCCTTGTGCGTCATCGGATTCTTCACCGTCTTGCTCTACATCGTTAACATAGAACTTCATCAGCGTAGGTTTACGACCTCGTTCAACACGATAGTCAATACCGTCTTTTTCGAAAGCAAGTGTGACCAACATATTTTTATTGTTAATCTTATTGATAAGATTATCTTTTTTAATGTTAGTAAGAGCATTGCCAAACAAGGCAAAACTTAGCGCATTAACAATAGTTGTTTTTCCAGTACCATTACGGCTACCGTTATCGTCCCCACCTTGATCTAAGTTTTCACCTAGCACAAGTGTTAAGTTTTGTTGTGCGAAATTCACAGCCTGGGTTTGATTACCCACGCTCATAAAGTTTTTAACAGTTAATTCTTTAATTTTTATCATATGTCCAGCTTATCCCTAATGGCTACAACAGCACATTGATGGCATATATCTCTTCCTAAGGTATTAGTTACGACCTCGTAATCTTCTTCTTTAAATCCTTCGCCCGTACTATACCTTCTGCAGACGGTATCAGTGCCAGTCCAAAAATGTACAACTTTACTTTTTTCTTTTTTAGCTAGATAAACCCCAGTAGCAGGGGTTGGATCATTATTAACTATATGTTCTTTCATAGGCTATTATAAATCTCCAACAGGGTATTTTTATCAAACTGATCAGAGTCGATACTGATAATTTGACTTGACACAATCTGGTCTACACTTTCAAATGCTTGAATATCAATGTTGGTGTTAATTTCAAGATCTTTCTTTTCTGCGATTAGCGTAAGTTCGCGAATATCGTAATCAGCAATAAACTTTTCTTTAATAAAACTAGCTTCTTCAAAACTGATATCAATATCTAATGTAACACGTAAATGTTGTTTAGGCAGTATTATTTCATCTGCACGATCAATTAGTTCACTTAATTTAATAGTACGAAACGTTGGCTGTTTAGGCCAAGTGTGATACACAGGCTCTCCGCCCCACTCTAATACCATCATACCACGTTCGTCATCCCATGCATCCGCATAGTTATGCGGAAAAGCATTGCCGATATAGATCATGTTCTTTTGTTGCTGACGCTTGTGAAAGTGTCCGCTAAAACCTAACTCATACCCTTTAAAACTATCTAGTTTGATCTCACCGTGATCTGGCATTTGCACCATTGCGTTCATAAAGAAGCTGGGTAATTCAAAGTGACCAAATATGTACTTGCCACCTTTCTTGCCTATCGACTTCCATTCGTCCCCAACGAGCCAGGGGCAGAGTGTAACGTCCCCAATGGTAGTCGGTTCATGTACCACGTTGATTCCGGGAATATATTTTCCAAACTCGACAGAGTGTATATCCCGTTTGTCTTTGTAATATAAATCATGATTACCAGGGAAAAAGTAAAATGCATCGAACGCCTTACCGAGCTTTTCCAAGGCCCGCAAGCTATAGTCCATAGTAGTGATATTAAGACTATTGCGATTGTGATGCCAATCACCCATAAATATTCCAACATCGCACCCCTCCTCTTTTGCTTTAGCAATATACCAATCTACAAAGTCTTCACAGTCTTGATTATGTACGCTTGAGTTAGATTTTAAACCGAAGTGGATGTCGGTAAAACATGCTACTTTTTTGAATAAACTCATTCACTGCTTTCCTCATTTCGTTTCATCGCGGCCGCATGTTCGCCAGCACCAGTTCTACTGTAACTTGGATTCATACCATTAATTTCTAAGATATCATCACGAATATTTTGATTACGCTTTTCGATGTTAATAATACGAACAAAACTGTTAGTCACAGCCGCAGTAAAATAAGCAAACGGATTGTCTGATTTGCTTTCATCAAATTGTAATCCAATCTGTGTTAACTGTAAAATAGCTTGACCTTTCATCTCGTCATTATATGTGTAGCCGCGAACGTTACCTCGAGTAGCGTATCTCTCACATAATTTTAACATCATACGAGCTAAAGTGTTAGTTATTTGACCCGCATCTTTGTCAAAGTGTCCCTTGTCCAATGTACCCTTCCAGTGACTTTTTCCAACACATATTAATTTTTCGGGATCAGTATCGTCAAATTTCCAATGCTGGAATGGCGGAAAGTTAACTTTGTCTCTATGGTCAGCAAGACTTTTAGGATTCTTTTTGCGTACATTATTAAGCGGAATATGATCAAATGTCATCACCCGGAATACAACATCCGTTTTTAGGATTTTTTTATAGTCAACTTCACAATCTGCTTGTTTGACTTTTTCACCAAGTGCTTTCCGCCGTTGATATTCTTGATCGCCCTGTCGTTTAGCTTGTACACGTTTGGCTTCAGCAATAGTTCGGATATTAATCTTATCAGTGTTTGGTACGATTAAATCATATTGGTGATATTTTGGATCTGTGAAGCTACAATATGATGTTTTGCTTCTATGTATCTCTAACAACATGTCCTTGTTGTTTAGGTAGTTAACTTTTGCTGTCATTGATCATTCTCCGGATGTGTTATTATAAACTATGCACTTTATAAAGTCAACTAAATATTATACCAAAAGGGATAATATTATGGCAATCGACTTAAATTCATCAATAGCGGCCTCGACTAATGCTATAGGTGCGGCTTCTAGTGCAATTGGCTCTGCAGGCCGATTAGGCGGAGCATTATCTAGTGCGTTTTCGTCAGATAATCCTATTAGTGCTATCAGATCGATAAATTTACCAGAAGCAGGTGAAGCTATAGGCGACATTACAGAAGCAATTAGTTCGTTTGGCGGTGATGCAAATGCTGATGATTGGCGTGTTAGATTAAGTTTAGCTAAATGGGTTAGTTTCAAAAATAGTCCAGTGTTATCACCACTAAAAGATGCCGGCGGTTTGATATTTCCGTACACTCCGTCAATTAAAATAGCCAGCGCATCGAACTACGAACCATCGCGCACGACACATACAAACTATTCTATGCAGTCTTTTAAAAATAGCGATCCTGGCGAAATAACAATTACCGCTCCGATGTACGTTGAAGATCAAACTCAAGGATTATACTGGATTGCTATGGTGCATTATTTACGTAGTCTAACCAAAATGTTCAGCGGATCTGATATGAAGGCAGGAAACCCTCCCCCGGTTATTATGTTAAACGGTTATGGAAATTATGTTTTTAAAAATGTTCCTGTAGTAGTTAAAATGTTTTCTACTACAATCGATGAAAAATCAGACTACATCGGAGTCCCAGTAGTTGGTAGTGCTGCCGGAGCATTAGCTGGAGTGGCAGACAGTATCGGCGGGCTAACTGATTCTATTGGTGGCATCGCAGGCGACGGCCTAGTCGGCGACATTGCAGGCGGCATCGGTGCAATAGCAGGCGGTGTTGGACAAGTTGCAGGTATGTTAGGATCATTTGGAGTCGGCGGCTCGATATCAGGCGGCCTCAGTCATGTACCAACAGAAAGTAGTTTTACAGTCACACTAATACCAGTATACAGCAGAGATAGTGCTCGTAAGTTTAGCCTTGAAAGATTCGTCACTGGCGGATATTTAAACAATACATTTGGATACATTTAATATGGCAGCAATATATTCTAATTCAAGCCCTTGGTATATTACTAATATAACAAACAACTATCTTGATATTTTAAGTATCAGACCAGTTGCCGCAGATATAGATGATTTTTTATATACTATAGAATCACAGTATACATATCGTCCTGATCTATTAGCGTATGACTTATACGGTGATGCGACCTTATGGTGGGTTTTTATTCAGCGTAATCTTGACATGTTGCAAGATCCTATCTTTGATTTTGTTCCCGGAACACAAATCTATATTCCAAAAAACAGCAGTCTAAGAACTGTGCTAGGATTATAACATGGGATTGTTTGACGCAGCCGCCGCAACTATTAGTTCTGTTGGCGGTGCAGTAAGTAAATTTACACCTGGCGGACCTGCCTCGGGGATGGGCGGAACATCAGACCCGTCAACTGGAATACTTTCGGGAGTAGGTAATCTCTTTAAGAAAATTAAAGGCCCCAAGTTTCCACTACCAAATCCGTTGCATGCATATGCCAGTTACACCTACTCCATCGGACTGGCTTGTATGAGCGAAGAAGAAGCTAATTTTCCCGATAAGACATACATGGCAGGCAAACGTCTCAAAGCATTGATTTGTAAATCAGCTAATGCTGATCCAAATAATAGAATTAAAACAGCATACGGAAAGTTTGATTTTTTTATTGATAATTTAGTGCTCCAACAAAACATAGGATTTGAAACGGCTAGTAATAATACAAACGTGACTAATTTTTCATTTACAATTACAGAACCATATAGTATGGGATTGTTCATGATTGCATGTCAAACGGCCGCCCAGCAACAAAAACACGATAACTGGAGAGACGCTCCATTCTTATTAACTATTGAATTTAGAGGTAATAAAGAAACAGGGACAATGTCTAAGATTCCTGGAACGAATCGATTTATTCCTTTTTATTTTAGTAATATAACATTGACTGCAACAGAAGTCGGCAGCGTTTATAAATGTGATTGCATGGCAATATGTGGCGCTGCCTTATTAACACACAATGCATTATTTAAAACTGACGTAGCCCCGGCAGGAAGAACTGTTCAAGACATATTGCAAACAGGTGAAAAAAGTTTACAAAAAATTGTAAATGATAGATTACAAGAGATGGTTACAAAAAAAATTGTAGAAGTTGCTGATCAGATTGTAATTCTGTTTCCTAATGAAATAGCTACTGGTGAGTCAGGCGCCACTAAACCAGTTATTAAAGAAGTTGCATCGAGTTCAACAGTTTCTGCAAATCCTAGCGATGTGTATAAAAAATTAGGTGTTAGTGAAAGTAAAGTAAACAAGACATTAGTCCAAGAAATCAACGGCAAATCTGTAAATGCGATCGGCCAGGCAAAATTAGGATTTGACGAACAAAGAAAAAGCACACCGGCAGCCGGTAAAGAAAGTCTAGTATATAACACAAAATCAAGTACCTGGGTACGAGGAAATTTAACTTCGGATCCTACGTTAGCTGAAATGAAATTTTCACAAGAAACTGATATTCCTAATGCAATAAATCAAGTTTTACTATTAAGTGAATATTCTGGTAAAGCACTAGATCCTGCAAATATTACACCAGAAGGTTATCGACAGTGGTGGAGAATTGACACACAGGTGTTTATTTTAGATAGCAAAGAACAAAAAGGCACAGGGGTCAAGCCTAAGTTATTTGTTTATAGAGTTATACCGTATCATGCACACGCTAGTAGAATGCTAGCGCCTAATACTAAGCCACCTGGATTCGATAACGGCGCTTTAAAAGCTAGTGTTGTAAAACAGTATCAATACATTTATACAGGCAAAAATGTCGATATCTTACGATTTAATATTGAAATAAATCAAGGGTTCGCTACTATAATGGCAGCTGATAACTTGACCTACACTCAAGATAAAGTAACAGCTGGTAATACCGGAGGTACTAATCAGGGAGTGAAAGATAATACTGCACCTCTACCAGTAGGTAATGATCCTCCTAAGAAAGCTGGTGAAAATCCGAGTATAGTTAGATACGCAGGAACAACAACTACAACTTCAAAATTAGGTGGCGCTGGATCAGGAGCTGAAACTCCTGCGGTCAGAGCCGCACGATTATTTCAAGATTGTATATCAAATATAAATGAGATGTATAATTTAGATATGGATATTATAGGTGATCCTTATTGGATCGCACACAGCGGCCTCGGAAATTATACATCGCCACCAGCAGGCGAAAATTTAAACAAAGACGGTAGTGTTAATTATCAAACAGGAGAAACTGACATACTTGTTAATTTTAGAACTCCGATAGATGTTAATCAAAGTTCTGGATTATATAAATTCAGCGGCAACACAAAATCTTCTCCGGTTACGATGTTTAGCGGATTTTATAATATAACAAATTTAACTAGTTCATTCATCAGCGGCACATTTAAACAGAACTTGCAAGGTTTTAGACGTCCAGGTCAAGAATTGAGTGTAGCTGAAGAAAAATCAAAACTGTTTAGTACAAAAAATCCTCCAGTGGTTGATACTCGCGGCGGAAAAGACGGAAAGGATGAAATGTAATGGGTGATCTATCAAGTGGCAACGTAATTGCCTCACAAAATAAATTACCAAGTCCTGGCCCGTTTACTGCTAGGATAATCGGTTATTTAGATTCAACCTACATGGGGCTACTAGAGGTTGAGATTTTACGAGAATCTGGTAATAGCACTGCTGGCGGCGAACTACGACAGGTAAAATATCTAAGTCCGTTTTTTGGAAGAACCTCAGCTACCGGATTATCAGAGACTAATGACTTATTAGATCCGACTAACTACGACAACACACAAAAAAGTTACGGTATGTGGATGATTCCGCCCGATGTTGGATCTTTAATATTATGTATATTTGTTGATGGAGAACCCGACCGAGGTTATTATTTAGGATCTATCCCTGACGAAAATATGAATTTTATGGTTCCTGGAATAGCCGCAACGAATAATGTCCTTGGCGGTGATACCTATACTAGGTATCCTGTTGCTGAATATAATAAAACTGTACACAACACTTCTGACAGAGTAACACAAATTGTAAAACCTAAACACTTATTTGCTGACGTATTAAGTACCCAGGGATTGCTAGCAGATGACACACGGGGACTTACTACTAGTTCAGCAAGGAGAGAATTTCCTAGTCAAGTATTTGGTATTAGTACTCCTGGCCCGATCGATAAGCGTGTCAACGCCCCGCGCACCGGCACAGGAAAATCAGACTATAGAGTACCAAATGCAGCCACAAGTAGATTAGGTGGTAGTACATTTGTAATGGATGATGGCGATGATAAATTTATTCGTAAGACCGCGGCAAATGCTGGACCACCAGAATACGAATCAATAGAAGCACTAGATAAAGATGCAATACCGACAGGCGATGTAACTATTCCGCATAACGATTTAATTAGATTACGTACTAGAACAGGTCATCAAATACTTTTACATAATTCAGAAGATTTAATTTATATTGGTAATGCTAAAGGCACTACTTGGATAGAATTAACTAGCGGTGGCAAAATTGATATTTTTGCGTCTGATAGTATTAGTGTCCACACAAAAGCAGATATGAATTTCCATGCTGATCGAGATATTAATTTAGAAGCCGGTCGCAATGTTAATATTAAAGGTGCTAATAGAGTACATGCAGAAAGCCCTGCTGAGATACATCTAGTAGCTGGTACTAACGGATTTATAACAACTGGTAAACAACTTAATTTAAATTCTGGAACAGACACGTTTATTACAACTGCCGCAACGTTGCAAGAAAAAGTTGGAACTAATTACTGGAATACTGTATTAGGTGATACCCGCACTTGGCGTGGAAGTGGAAAAGTAGATTATTCTAATACAGCAACCGGTAGGACTGGTGCAGTAAGTGGAACACAAGCATCTGAAGCAACTAAAATATCGCCTCTATCGATATTTGATAATGTTTATAATGCTGCCGGCGACAAAATTTCTAGTATTATGAAACGTGTTCCTAATGTTGAACCGTGGCCACAACATGAAAATTTAGATCCGTTGTTTATGACAAATAGTGCTACTGATAGAGAAAATTCAGAAGCTATTAAATTTACAGCAAACTCAGCCAACCAGTTAGTTCCAAAATATTATAACTCATATACGACTGGTACAGATACGTTTGACCCACCCCCACCCGCGGCTGACGCATCGTCTACCCAAGCATAAAGGATAACATATGGCATCAAATTCTAATTTATATACTAAGATTAAAATTCCGGCAAATACTACTAAGCTAGTTAAACAATCACCGACGAAGATGTATCGAGGATTTAGTACAGTTAGCAAAGCTACAGAAAACTTTGCATTGTATGATTTTGAATTAATTAAACAAGACCTGTTAAATCACTTTTACACTCGTCAAGGAGAACGTTTAATGAATCCTGAGTTCGGAACTATTATATGGGACTTGTTATTTGAGCCATTAACAGGACACATTAAGGATCTTATCTTGCAAAACGTTAATCAGATTGTTAACTATGATCCTAGAGTTCAAGCAGAAAGTGTTATAGTCACATCGTACGACCAGGGTATACAGATCGAATTTACTTTAAAATATGTGACATACAACGTACAACAAAAAATACAGTTACGGTTTGATCAAGACAACGGGTTGTTAATAGCGTAATTAACTACTCATATAATTTTATTCAATAAATACTGTACACTAGGATAGATTATGAGTTCAACGGATAGACAAAACAACCTGCTAATTAATCAGGATTGGAAGAAAATATATCAAAGTTTCCGCAATGCAGACTTTCAAAGTTACGACTTTGAAAATTTACGCAGAACTATGATTGAGTATCTACGTACTAATTATCCTGAAGATTTTAACGATTACATTGAGTCTAGCGAATACCTTGCCCTAATCGACCTTATTGCGTTCCTGGGCCAAAGCATAGCTTTCCGCGTTGACTTAAATGCTCGTGAAAACTTCTTAGAACTAGCAGAGCGCCGAGATAGCGTATTGCGTTTGGCACGTCTAATCAGCTATAACGCTAAACGCAATATTGCTGGACAGGGATTATTAAAGTTTAACACAATTCAAACGTCAGAAACAGTAGTTGACAGCAACGGTCGTAATTTAGCCGGTCAAGTAATTACATGGAATGATCCAAGCAATACTAACTGGAACGATCAATTTATCAAAGTTATGAATGCGGCATTTCCTGCATCGCAACAGTTTGGAAATCCAAGTGCTCGAGCAACAATTTACGGCATTCCAACAGGACAATATCGATTTAGTGGTAATAATACTGATCTGCCAATTTATTCATTTACTAAAATGGTGTCAGGTCGTCAGATGAATTTTGAAATTACCAGCACGACATTCAGCGGCCAATCATTTGTTTATGAAGAGCCACCAAAAATAGGAAATAGCCCTGCATGCATATACAGAGAAGACGGCCATGGCGCTGGCAGTGCAGGTACTGGGTTCTTCTTTAATTTTACAGAAGGTACATTAAATGTTGGCTCGTTTGTTATTGATCAACCTACTAGTAACGAATCAATAGATGTAGATGCTCAGAATATTAATAATAATGATGTTTGGTTATACAGACTTGATCAAAACGGTCTCGAGACAGAGTTATGGACTCAAGTCTCATCAGTTACTGGCAACAATATTATCTACAATAGCATTAATAAAAATATTAAAAATATCTATAGCGTTCTTACGAGAGCCGGTGATGCAGTTAGTTTAAGTTTTAGTGACGGCACATTTGGTAATCTTCCTCTAGGAACTTTTAGAACTTATTATAGAGTAAGCAATGGATTAAACTATACAATAAACCCTGCAGATATTCGAAATGTATCAATAACAATCCCATATACATCTGTATCAGGATCGCCCGAAACAATAACAATATCACTAAATCTAGTTACATCTGTATCAAACGCTACTCTTTCGGAAACTAATACCGACGTTAAGACAAATGCACCACAGACATACTATACACAAAATCGTATGATTACAGGTGAAGATTATAACATTAGCCCACTATCGGTTACTCAAGAAGTTGCAAAAGTTAAAGCAATTAATAGAGCCAGCAGTGGTATTAGTCGATATTTTGATCTAGCAGACCCTACCGGAAAATATAGCTCGACGAATTTATTTGCAGATGATGGCATTTTGTATCAAAATTCTTATACGTTTGATACACGATTCTCATATGCTACAAGAACAGACATTGAAGGGGTTATATATAACACTATATTTCCAATTCTTAAAAAACCTAATCTACGAAATTTTTATTATTCAAACTACACTAAAATATTAAATCCTAGTTTAACATTTTCGTGGTTTAATATTTCTAGCGATTCTAGTTCATCTACAGGTTATCTAGGAGCATCTACAAGCTCTCCATATAAAGTTGGAACCGGCGCCACTAATGATTTAGTATATCTAGTCCCACAGTCTTTAGTTAGATTTTCTGCACCAGTTGGATATTTCTTTGATACTAACAAAAATAATAAAATAACTGCTAGTACTACAACAAACTACGGTAAAATAGATGCAGTAAATTTAGTTGTAGGTCAAACATATACAATCTATAGTAACGCTGGTACTACTCCTCCACTTACTAATTTTATAAAATTAGGAGCATCTTCAAACACTGTAGGAACTGTGTTTACTGCAACCGCAGCCGGAACAGGTAATGGAGTTGCTACCCTTACTGTAACACAAATTCCTACAGGTGGTGCATCTTATATATGGGCCGAGGTAGTATCCGTAACGGGCGATGGTACAGCAGTTGCACCACAAGGTGGCATACTATTAAACAGAGTAATTCCTTCAGCAGCCGTTGTGTCTCGAATTATCCCAAAACTCTCTACCTCAATAGATCCGACACTTATTACAACTATAATTGATTTAGTATTTGCTAATAAACCATTTGGCTTGCGATATGATATTATACTGCAAGCATGGCAAATTGTTTTTGAATCTAATTTAGATACAGCTAATAATTTTAGTTTAATTAATCAAGGCAATACTTCAAATCTCGGATTAGATTCTAGTTGGGTATTATTGTTTACAACGGATAACGAATTTTATACTGTTACTACTAGACAATTACAATACGTGTTTGAAAGCGATTCACAAGTTAGATTCTATTTTGATTCTAGTGAAAAGATTTATGATGTTACATCAAACACAGTTGTTAGCGATAAAATTAATATATTAAGTGTTAATACTCAGCCAGGTTATATTGCATCTGCGTTTACTTATGACTTAGCGTGGGACGTAGTTTCTGAAATTAATGGCGTTGATGGGTATGTTGATAATAAAAAGATAGCTATATCATTTGCTGATTCTGATAGCAACGGTATAGTTGATAATCCTCAATTATTTTTAGATATTGTAGATCCAGTTACATCGCCACTTACAAAATATATCGTTCAAGAAAAGTATTCAGTATCTATTGGGCAAGAAGACTATCGATACATGGACAATTCCGACGGAACTGTAATAATTAGACAAACTGAATCATCGGTTGGATCTTATACACAATACAACGACGGTCAGTATTTTTATTTTGTTACAACAAATGTTGTTAAAAAATTAAATTTAAAATCAGGTCAGCTAATACCTAATCTAGATTATAAAGTATTCATCGGCCGCGACAAATTAAAATTCCAATATACTCATAGTGCAGATTATGAATCTAGAATTGATCCGGGAGTAAGCAATATAATAGACATTTATGTATTGACGAAAAACTATGATACACAATTTAGGCAATGGTTGAACGGTTCTGGTACATCTGAGCCGTTGCCTCCGGGCTCTGACGAATTGTACAACACTATTGCACCGTCGTTGAATTTAATTAAATCAATCAGTGATGAGATTATATATCACCCAGTTAACTATAGAATACTGTTCGGAGCAACCGCCGATTCAAATTTACAAGCCATATTTAAAATTACTAAAAATGCTAACAGCGTAGTTTCTGATAACGATATTAAAGCAAGAACTATAAGCGCAATCAACCAATTCTTTAGTTTAGACAACTGGGATTTTGGAGATACATTTTATTTCTCTGAACTATCTACATATATTATGACACAGTTAGCTCCCGATGTTACTAATTTTATTATTGTTCCACGAGAAAGCGGAGTATACTTCGGAGGGCTATTTGAAATAAAATGTCCAAGTAATCAGTTGTTCATCAACGGAGCAACAGTTGATGATATTGAGATTATTTCTGGAATAACATCCGGCAACATTAAATCAGTTACAGGATCAGCGTTATCAACCGCTGCCTCAACACAAGTAATAACTAGTTCATCATTTGGAGCATCTAACTAATGGCTGATAGCATTAATCCATCGGGATCAAATAGCGTTTCTGCGAATTTTCTTCCAAATTTTTATAAAACTGATTCTAATAAGAAGTTTTTACAAGCAACAGTTGATCAGTTAGTACAGCCAGGTACTGTTAAAAAGATTAACGGATTCGTCGGCCGCAAGAATGCTAAGGCTGCGGTTGGTAGTGATGTGTATATCAACGCACCAACTACGACAAGACAGAATTATCAGTTTGAACCTAGCTTTGTTATTAATGATACGATAGGTAATACAACTTATTTTAAAGACTATATTGACTATATTAATCAGTTAGGGGTGTTTGGAAGTAATACTGCAAACCATTCTAGATTAAACTCTCAAGAATTCTATAGTTGGAACCCGCACATTGATTGGGATAAGTTTGTTAATTTTCAAAACTATTACTGGTTACCTTACGGCCCTGACCTTATTACCATCTACGGCCAGAAACAAAAGATTGAGAGCACATATACTGTATCAATAGAATCTGAAGGTGACGGTAATGAGTATCTATTTACACCTAATGGATTAACACGCAATCCTGTACTTAGATTATACAGAGGACAAACATATACATTTAAAATTAAAAGTCCCGGCAATCCTTTTAGTATTAAATTACTACCGACACTAGGAACAGCTGACCGATATACAATACCACAGATTGACAAGTACGGAGTAGTTGATGGCACAATAACTGTAACACTACCGTCAGATACACCGAGTATATTGTATTATCAAAGCGAAACTGATTTAGCACTAAGTGGTGTAATACAAGTATTATCATTAGATGATAATTCTATTATCGATGTTGAACAAAATATATTAGGCAAAGCACAATATGTATTAGCCGACGGAACACCGTTGACTAATGGCATGAAAGTGAATTTTGGCGGAACAGTAATTCCTGTAAAATATGCTACCGGAAACTATTATGTAGAAGGTGTAGGAACAGCAATTACTCTAGTCAACGAATCTATTCTTGAAGTTGTATTTCCTTTTTCTAGTAACATTGCTGTATTATTTGATTCAACACCGTTTGATACTTTACCGTTTAGCGACGTTGAGGGATACGCTGGTAAGACTGATTATATTCTTTCTAATCGAGGAAGTGCTGACCACAATCCGTGGGCAAGGTATAATCGATGGTTCCATAAAGATGCTATAGAAGCTAGTGCAAAATTTAATGGGAATACATCGTCATTAGACCAAACAGCACGAGCCACCCGTCCTATTATTGAATTTGAAGCAAACTTAAAGTTATTTAATTTTGGTACTAAGGCAATTAGCGATATTGACCTAGTTGATACATTTACTAAAGATGTGTTTTCTACGGTTGAGGGATCGTTAGGATATAATGTTGACGGCACACCACTAGCATCAGGCCATAAGATATTATTTACTGCCGACACTGATCCTCTAGTTAAAAATAAAATATATCAAGTAGAGTTTGTTAATATAGAAGGAAGACGACAAATTCATTTAATCGAACTTACTTCACCGTCTAACAATGATGTAGTATTAGTAAGGCAAGGTTTAAAAAATCAAAGCCAGATGTACTGGTATAATGAAACGATCAATAATTGGGCAGCGGCCCAGCAAAAACTAACAGTAAATCAACCACCATTGTTTGATGTAGTTGATGCAAACTCACATAGTTATGGTGATATTTTATATTATCCGGGTAGTACATTTATAGGTACAAAATTGTTTTCTTATAAAGTTTCATCTGCAGGTAGCAACGATGTTGTTTTAGGATTCCCATTAACTTATAAAAATATTAACAACATCGGCGATATAGTTTTCAATTTTGATCTAACTACTGACAAATTTAATTATAAAAAAGACAATCTTAGCATTGCAACGCTCAAAGTCGATTTAGGATACCTAGTAAATCGTGACTATGCTGGCAATGCTTTATATGTCAACGGATGGAAAACCTGTGAAGTAAAAAATACTCAAGCCGCTGTTAGAATTTATAAAAATTCAAACATTAAAAATACATTCAACATTGATATTTTTGACGATATATCGAACCTAGAAGATTTAGTTGTTAAAGTTTACATTAATGGTATCTTACTAGATAACAGCTATTGGTCTATTGTCACAGGCTCTGCTTACAAATCAGTTAAATTAGTTACTCCGTTAAAAGATTCTGAAGTATTAACAATTAAAGCGTATGCATCTCAGCCAATTAATAGTAATGGCTACTATGAAATACCGTTAAACTTTCAAAACAATCCTCTCAACGATTACATGACTGACTTCACCCAGGGTGAAGTAAAAGATCATGTTAGTTCAATAATAGAAAATCTGCCGCTCTCAGTAGACGTGTCACCCGAGAGTGCTAGTACAACTACTATCAGTGGACAAACATTTGATCCCGATCATCCAAATATTAGAGACATTGGCGGCATAACTCAATACGGTACAAAGTTTGTACAGCATAGTGGCCCTGGAAGTTTATCAACATATCATATAACTTCACAGACAAACAATATAGTAAGATCTATAGAAAAAGCAAGAGACGATTATAATAATTTTAAGAAAATATTTCTAACGATTGCTGAAAAACTAGGAGTAGATTCTACTCCGGCTAAACAAGTAGATCAAATTTTAGATAGGATTAACAAAGATAAGCCAACCAACTTGCCATATTATTTTAGTGATATGGTTCCTTATGGTTCTGCTATACGAACAGAAATCAAAGTAGTTGATTATCGAATTAAAACTTATCCTTTAACTAACGTTTTTACATTAGCTACATTGAGCAATAAAGCAATTGGGATATATTTAAACGGTGTTCAATTAATATACGGAAGTGAATATACGTTTGATAGCTCTGGATTTGTAATTATTGCAGATAAAGTAGTGATGACTAATACTGATACTATTAGTACTTACGAATATGACAATACTGACGGTAGTTTTGTACCAGAAACCCCGACTAAGTTAGGCATTTGGCCAAAGTACGAACCTAAAATTTATCTTGATACTACTTTAGTTACCCCTCGGATGATGATTCAAGGGCATGACGGCAGCTTAACATTGGCATTTGGAGATTATCGAGATAACATTATTTTAGAATTAGAAAAACGTATCTTTAATAATATTAAAGTAGAATATGATCCTAAAATATATAATATTTTTGATGTTATTCCGAGCTACGGCCACCAAACATACAGCAGAACAGAATTTGATCAAGTACTTGCTCCGAATTTTTACAAGTGGACATCATCAATTAACAGAGATTTTTCTAAACCGTTAAGTTACGATAGAAACAATCCATTTACTTACAATTATAAAGGGCATGCTACTCCTGATGGAAAGAATGCACCTGCGTATTGGAGAGGTATTTACACTTGGATGTATAATACTGATAGACCACATACCCATCCTTGGGAAATGCTAGGCTTTACCATCGAACCTAGCTGGTGGCAAAGTGTATATGGACCTGCTCCATATACTAAAGATAATACAGTGTTGTGGACAGATATTTCACAAGGTGTTGTTAAACAGCCAGGCGTGCCGCCGACCGTACTACCACAATACATTAAGCCTTGGTTAATGGCACACTTACCAGTGGATGATTCAGGTGTATTAGTTAGTCCCCTCCAGTCAGATGTTGTATCAGGTGTAATTACTCCGTCGACTACAAATAATTTTGTATTCGGTGATAATAGCCCAGTTGAAGCAGCCTGGAGAAGAAGCAGCCACTATCCTTTTAGTATACTAATAACTTCTATGTTATTAACACCATCTAAAACTTTTGGATTAGTATTAGACCGATCACGAATAGTAAGAGATTTGACAGGTCAACTTGTATATAAAGCAACAAACAGACGTATAAAACCGTCAGACATAGTTCTACCTAATATTTCTACAAGCTCTACTAGAGTACAAACTGCAGGTATTATCAACTATATTGTAAATTATATTTTAAGTGATAGTTTAAAATCTTACACTTCATACAAGTATGATTTATTAAATTTATCAGCTAAACTTAGCTATCGTATTGGCGCTTTTAGTAGTAAAGAAAAATTTAATTTACTACTAGATAGTAAGTCTCCACTAGGTTCAGGTAGTATATTTGTCCCGCAAGAAGATTACGATATTGTTTTAAATAGCTCTAGCCCTCTTAAGAAAATTACATATAGCGGAATTCTAGTAACAAAATTATCTGACGGATATGAATTAAAAGGTTACAGCCTAACAAGACCATACCTTAATTATTACAACTGGGTGCAGACTGGTAATCCGATTAATGTTGGCGGTATCTCTGAAGGATTTGCACAGTGGACTGCTAATCAGCAATATGCCGCCGGCACTATTGTTAAATTTAATAATGTGTATTATAGAGTACAAGTTACTCATACTGCTACTGGAACCTTTAATTCATCTTATGTTCAAGCATTAAAATCAATTCCGATTATAGGTGGAAGAACTGTTCTATCACGTAAGTTATGGGATAGAACTGAAGCAATTACAATACCATACGGCACTAAATTTGATACGATACAAGAAGTGTATGATGTAATTATTGGATACGGAGAATGGTTAAAGGATCAGGGATTTGTATTTGACGATTATAATTCTAATCTAGATGCAATTACCAATTGGGAAACTAGCGCCAAGGAATTTCTATTCTGGACCACTCAAAATTGGTCCTCAGGCCAGGATAAATGGGCAGAGTGGACACCTAATACCCCAGTAGTATTTGATTCTATATTACGATATAACGGAGATTATTACAAGGCTATTAAAACTATTCCAGCAACTGCAATATTTAACCCAGAAGATTTTATAAAATTAGATGGATTGAGTACAGTCGGCAGTAGTGTTATTAGTTTAAGTCCATCTGCTGGAAGATTAACTTTTAATTCAGATTTGTGCGTAATAGATGATATTAGAAATGCGTTTAATGGCTATGAAATATTTAAAGTAGACGGTACACCGCTTCAATCTAATTTTATTCAGTCGTATAGAAAAGAAAACTATGTTACGTATTCACCTCGAACTGCTGATGGAATATATTGTGCAACATTCTATCTAGTACAAAAAGAACAAGTAGTAATTCTTAAAAATACTACTATGTTTAATGATACGATTTATAATCCCCCAAGCGGCTACAAACAAGATCGAATTAAAGTATCAGGTTATGTAAGTGATGGTTGGTATGGCGGCTTCGACATTCCGGGATTTATATTTGATCAGGCTATTGTAAACTCATGGGAGGCATGGAAAGATTATGCCCTGGGTGATATTGTTAAGTACAAAGATTTTTACTATAGTGCTATTCATTTCCTTCCTGGCTCTGAAGTGTTTAATCCAACTAACTGGGTAAAACTTGATACGAGACCTACCTCTCAACTATTGCCAAATTGGAATTATAAAGCAAATCAATTTACTGATTTCTATAGTCTAGACAGCGATAACTTTGATATTAATCAACAAAAAGTTGCCCAACATCTCATCGGATATCAAAAGCGTCAGTATCTTAATAACATTATTCAAGATGATGTTAGCGAATTTAAATTCTATCAAGGGATGATTCGTGAAAAAGGAACACAAAATGTTCTCAATAAATTATTTGACGTATTAAGTGCAGACGGAAAAGAAAGTTTAAACTTCTATGAAGAATGGGCTGTTAGGGCCGGGCAGTATGGTGCTAGTTCTGGATTTGAAAGTATTGAATTTACTTTAGATGAATCACTATTTAAAAATAATCCGCAAGGATTTGAATTAGTAAATCAAGTTAATTCAACTAATTATTATGATTTTATTATTAGACAAACTCCTAACTTAGTTTATGTAAAACCGTTAGGGTATGCTTCTGCACCTTGGCCTAAGTTAAAGAATTATAATCCGTATTTGCGAAGTGCAGGTTACGTAAAATCAAATGATGTTGCATTTACTTTTAAAACAATTGACGAAGTACTCACAGCTAATATTGATTTGTTTAATAACGGTGATTATATTTGGTGCACATTTGAAGGTATATCATGGAATGTTTACAAGTATGCCGACCTTCAGTTACGTGTATTAAAAGGTGAATTAAACGCAGGAGTTGTATATAATTCTTCTAATAAAACACTTACAATCAAGTGCGAGGATTTAATATCTCTACCTGTAGGAACGTATGTTGGCCTATCCGGTGTTGTAGGATTATCCGGTTTTTATAAAATTACATCTGTAGAATTAAACACATTCACAGTATCAACTACTCTATCAGGCTGGCCCCCAAAGCCACCAGAAGGTGCCCAACCATCATGGACACCGGCAGATGATTTAATAGTGTTTGCGTTAATCAGCCAACGAACAGCATCAATCGATACTATTGATACAGCTTTATCCAAGGCAGTATCGCCGGGTGATCTATTATGGACTGACGACAGTGGTACTGGAAAATGGGCATCGTGGGAATATAATCAGGTTTACTCAGAAGTTGATATTAAGAATTCTCTTCCTATACCTGAATTAAAATACGGAAAAACACTAGCTATTAGTACATCTGGAAATGTTGTAGCAATATTAAACGGCCCAGGCGAAACAATAATCTATCAACGATCTAACTTGTTGTGGGTTCAACAACAGACTTTATCTAGACCAAGTATCGCTAAAGAGGTTTTTGGTGTAGATCCGAATACTACTGTAGTTGGCCGGACAGTCACTTCTAGCGTAATCGGCGACTCTGCCGCATTTTCTCCTGACGGTACTTGGCTTGCTATTGGTTCACCATTAGCTAAGAATGCATCTACAAAACTAGTCGGTGTGTGGTCCAACTCTACAACATATGCTGTTGATGATATTGTATCAATAGGTAACTTGTACTATCAAGCATTGCAATCTGGCATTATCGGAATTAATCCAGCAAGCGTTAATTTAGTATGGGAATTACTACCGTATCTTAGCACAGATATTGTTGGAACAAACACAGATAAGACATTGCATGGCGCAGTGACCCTTTACAAAAGAAACCCAATCGGACTATATGATTTAGTTGATACTATACTAAGCCCTGCGTTCCGAGACGGAGAACGTTTTGGTTCAAGTTTAGTATTTGGAGATAATGAACTTTACATATCTGCTTTAGGATACGATACAAATCGAGGACGAGTTTACAAATTAAATTATACTACAATTGAACATGTTTCTACAACTTACAACTCAGTAGGCAGTGCGTTTGGAGCAGTAGCAGTTACTTCTACTACCGGAGTACAAGCAGGCATGTCGATCATCGGAACAGGATTCACCTCAGGGCAAACTGTTCTATATACATTAACTAAACTATTTTTTGCTATTGGCGATGATATTTCAAGAGTTAAAATTGGTATGTTTGTGAGCGGAACAAATGTAACTTTTCCTACTGAGGTGTACTCAGTATATTATGATTCAACCGCAGTTCGCCGAGGCTATGTAGTAGTTCAAGCCCACCAAGATTTATCAAATATTTCAAATGTTACGTTTTCTGATGGTACAACATCATTAACTCGTACAGTAGTACAAGTAACACCGATGAACATAGTATTAAGTGGTAGCCCTAATTCTACCCCTAGCGGTGTTATTAAATTTGTAACAGTAAGCTGGACGTATGACTTATCTAAAATTTATGCAGGAGAAACAACTCAAAGTAATTTTGGAAATTCTATATCATTAAGTACTGATACTAGCGTACTAAGCATATCTGCTTGCGCAGGATCAGTTCCGGGCAAAGTATATGTTTATAAAAAGGCCAGCGGAACATTTAGTACAACACCAACACAAACAATCTTAGGTACTGATTACGATTTCGGACAAGCGATATCACTATCGACTAGCGGCGAATACTTGGCAATATCAGACGATCTTACAGATGGTGTCCGCACAATACAGCAGGGCGGAGTTAGTGTGTATAAGTTCAATGGATCTACATACAGCCTGTACCAAGCATTAGAAAATCATCAACCTCAAATAAATGGAAGATTCGGAAGCGAAATGTCCTTCATGAATGATTTTAAAACATTAGTTGTCTATAGTACACACGGCGATACTGAGGCAATTGTAACATTCAATGAAGATCAAACTGAGAATCCGACTATTTCAGGTCAACCAACTACCTTTGATAAAAAGTCTACAAATTTTATAACAACTAATACAAATACCGGCCGTGTAGACATATACGATAGGTATGCATCAAAGTGGGTCTTCAGTGAAACATTGTCAGCTAATACAAGAACTGCCGATAGCTACGGTGCGGCAATCGCGATTGGCAATAATAATGTGTTTGTGGGAGCACCGTTTACAACTGACCAAGGATTACGTTCGGGTAAAGTTTATAATTATATTAAAACACCAAATACATACTCGTGGACGATTAAGGATATTGAAATTGAAAAACCAGATCCATATAAAATTAAGCAGGCATTTTTATACAACAAGACAACAGACCAGTTATTGAATAAACTTGACATTATCGATCCATTGCAAGGAAAAATTCCAGGTATTGCTTCTGAAGAATTAAAATATGCCACTTTTTATGATCCAGCGATTTATTCTATTGGAGTAGATGTTACTGTTGATCCTAATGCTCAATGGACTACCGATCAAGTTGGTCAACTATGGTGGGACCTTAGAACTGCTAAATTTATAGAAAGTTATGATTCGTCAGTTGCATATCGAAACAGTACATGGAATACTTTAGCGCACAGCGCAAGCATTGATGTATATGAGTGGATATCAACAACACTGCTTCCAGTAGACTGGGATAAAAAAGCTGACACCGAAGTTGGATTAGCACAGGGAATTAGTGGTACCTCATTGTACGGAAATAGTGCATATTCTATTAAAAAGAAGTATGATACAATAAGTCAGACGTTTAAAAATACATATTGCTACTGGGTAAAAAATAAAAAAGTTGTTCCTAATATAACAGGAAGACATATTTCTGCCGCAGAAGTTTCTAATCTAATTGCAAATCCAAGAGGTCAGGGATACACGTATGTTGCGATAACTGGAATAAATTCATTTAGTATAGTTAATGCCAAGCCATTGTTAATTGACAAAGATATAGCATTGTCAGTAGAATATTGGACAATAGATAAGACTGATCAAAATGTGCATAGTCAGTGGAAGTTAATTAATTCATCTACAAGTACAACTATTCCTAAAAATATTGAAAAGAAATGGTTTGACAGTCTATGCGGCAAAGATGACTACGATAGGGTAGTGCCAGATATAGATTTACCAGCTAAGTTACGTTATGGCATTGAAAATCGCCCACGTCAGGGCATGTTTATCAATCGCATCGAAGCACTTAAACAAGTAGTGGAAAAAGCAAACACAGTATTATTAAAGAATCAAATTGTTGAAAATAGAAATTTATCAGCACTACAGTCGGCAGATGTTTATCCAAGTTTGATTTCAGGTCAATACGATACCACAGCGGATACTGCCGCAGAATTAGTCTATGCTAATATTGGAGGATTTAGACGTCCTACAATAACACCGACTATCATCGACGGAAAGATTACAGGCATTAATATTGTATATGCAGGACAAGGTTATACTGCCGCACCGTATATTGACATAGTTGGGTCCGGGGAAGGAGCAACGATAAAAGCTACAATTAGCACAGACGGTCTTGGAAAAATTACAGGCGCAACTGTTATAAATTCTGGATCGGGATATGATAATAATACTGTAGCATTGATTAGAGATTTCTCAGTATTAGTATATCAGGATGAAAATGCATCAAACAACTGGAGCATTTATTCATACGATCCGATTGGTGCAATTTGGTCAAGAATAAAAACTAAAACATATGATGTTACTGATTATTGGTCTAAAGTTGATTGGTACTCGCCTGGATATAGCTCGTTTTCAGCCGCAGATTATTCTGTAAATACCTACTCGGAACTATCTCAGATATCAGATTCAGTAGCTATTGGAAAATTAGTAATTGTAAGATATACTGGCACATCGGGATGGCAACTGCTAGTAAAATATGCAAATTCATCTAGTATTGACTGGACACAATCATATACAGTAGTCGGTATAGAGAAAGGAACGATACAGCTTAATTCCGATCTATATAGTTTCTTAGGAACTCCTGTAGGTTATGATGCTTCAACTTATGATGGAACATTATTTGATACAGTTGCATCAAATGAATTAAGAATTATTTTAACAGCCTTACGAGATAATATCTTTATTGATGATTTATCTAGTGCATATTTAGATTTGTTCTTTGTTAGTGTACGATATATATTTACAGAACAGATTTATGTTGATTGGATATTTAAAACTAGTTTCATCAAAGCAAAGCATAATGTTGGCGAATTAAAACAGCCGGTAACATATCGTAATGATAATTTAAGTAACTTTGAAGATTACGTTGATGAAGTTAAACCATACAGAACAAATATTCGAGAATATGTAAGTTCGTATGAGAAAGTTGACACTAGTCAAACATCTATTACTGACTTTGATTTACCATCAGCCTACGAAAATAAAATACTATCAGCTATACTAACTTCGATTAATAATAACACTATTAATGTCGCCGACCCAGTCGTACAGACATATCCGTGGAAGCACTGGCTTGATAATATTGGATACACTATAACATCTATAGAATTAGTAAGTTCAGGGTCGGGTTATATCTCAGACCCTACTGTGGTTATTTCTAATGGAGCAGGAACAGGTGCAACAGCAAAAGCATTAACATCTAACGGAGTAGTTAGTAGAATTATATTGTTAACACACGGTAAAGGTTACCTGTCAGCACCGACAATTACGTTTACTGGAGGATTAATAGAAGGTGGAACTCCTGCAAGAGCAGTTGCAATAATTGGAACTAGTTCAGATCCTATAATAGGTAATAACGTTGTGCGTTCTAATTTAATAAAAATAAAATTTGATCGTATTACACAATCTTATTTTATAACTACTTTGCAACAAACAGAAACAAAAACCGGATCTAATGGATTGTATCAGTTTAAGTTAACTTGGGCACCTGATATTAGAATAGGAACATCGAGTATTACTATTAACGGTGTATCAGTATTACGAGATTTATACAAATTAAGTATTGTAAAATCTACAACTAAAGGATATACAAGTTATAGTGGACTTTTAGAATTTTCTACAGCACCAGCCGCTGGCTCAATTATTTCTATAACTTATTTAAAAGATTGGTCGTTATTAAATGCCGCTGATCGTATACAGTATTATTACAATCCAAAATCTAGAGACTTGGGAAAAGATTTAGGTCAGTTAATGACCGGAGTAGACTACGGCGGAGTTATTGTTGATGGTCTCAATTTTGATCTCAGCACCGGCTGGGATTCAAACGGCTACGGAACAGACGCATGGGATGAGTTCGATGAAGGATTTGATGATTATATAACAGTAGTATCTGCAAATACACATTCATTTATCTTACCGTATGTACCAGCAAATCTAACAGTGCTTAATGTTTATTATATAAAAAATATTCTAGACACATACACATCTAACGGTGCACAGACTCAGTACAAGTATAAGATTGCAAACACAAGACCAATCGCTACAGCATCTGTCTTAGTTAATTCAACTGGCGTAGTTACTAAAACTACAGGTTCGGGCAGTAGTGGAACTAGTTTAAAACTTGTAAATACGACAGGTATTATTGTTGGAATGGGGATTGTCGGCGGAGGATTTAATTCATTACACAAAGTAACAGAGATAGTCAATTCGACTACCTTAAGAATTAACAAAGCACCGATATCAGCTATTGGCATAACTTTAGATTTTGTTAATAACTCTGCAGGATCTAGTACAATACTGGTATCAAGTACCTCCTCACTAAAAGCGGGCGATGTAGTAACTAGCACGGCAGTTAATGCATTTAATTCCAATGCTAAAATTAAGACAATTGTAAACAGTACTACACTTATACTAGATCAGATTTTAATAGCTAATATTCCTAATAACTCAGCTATAACATTTTCTCGAGTATTATTAACTCCGGCCGACATAACAATATATGCAACTGGTACGATTACACTGACTAGCCCGTTAGCATCTGGTACTACCCTTACAATTGAAGGCCCAGCGGCATCAATACGACTTGACGATCCATTCTACGGAACAGCGCAACAAACTAATCATAATGCTATTATGTTATCGCCTGTAGCTAACGGATTGAATAGTGCGTTTACAATTCCAAATACATTTGTAGTTAATAATAAAGATGAATTTATTTGGAGAAAGAGTACAAGTGACGGTTCCGTTACGCCTCAGGTTGATTATGATTCAGCAATTAGCGGCGGTGACACTTCTAAAACTATTACAGGGGCATTTGCTTCAGCAACAGGATTAGCCGCTGATGATATTATTCTCGACGGTGACGGATTTGTAACACCGACTTCAAGTCCAGCACCGGAAGAAGTTGTTCCAGGCCAAGTAGTTGATACTGTAGCTATTAAGGTATACGATCAACCAAATTCTGGATCAGCCTCAGTTAAAATTGACAATTATATTACCAACGGAATACAATCAAGTTTTGTTATATCACAAACACCTAACAGCCCAAGAGCTGTTATTGTTAAAGTTGGAAACACTATTAAAAACTATAATACAGACTACACACTTGATTATAAAAATAAAACAATAACATTTGTTACCGCTGTATCAACAACAGTTCCAGGACCAGCCGCTGGTACTACTATTACAGTGATAAATTTAGTAGCAACACCCCCAACTGCTGGCCAAACAGTTACTATTTTTAGTATTGGTTTTAGCGGAGCAAATATTTTAGATCTCGATCATGCAACAGGCAACGGAACAACAGTTGAATTTATCACCAAGGCTCCGTGGATAGATGAAACGACATCATTGATATATCTAAACGGCAAAGCGGCAATTGCTCAATTGTTTAAAACAGATAATACTTATGAAAGTCCTAACCGTGTAGGAATTAGATTTAATACGGCTCCTGCAATCGGAGATTTAATTAATTATATTATTGTTAGCGGTAACCAGCAAACATTTGCTGTAACTACTACTGAAAAAATTACACCTACAGTTTCTGCATCAGTATTTCCTCTAACGTATCCGATCGGAAATTCACTACCAAACGAAGCTAGTATTATAGTTAGAGTTGATCAAACAATATTACCAGGCCCGAGCAATACCTATTATACAATTGGTAGTAATAGATTAACATATTCAATCGATCCGAGCACATTTGCATCCGGATCGTTGAACTCATCAGATATAACTATTTTAGTAGATGGCAAATTATTAAAACTAGGTTCTGACTACTCAGTTGACCTTACCGGAATTAATATAAAAATTAATAAACGTGTTTACAACATAAACAAAGGAAAACAATTAGTTATAATAGTATCAGCAGGTGCTGGATATGTTTATTATCCACCAACACAAAATACTGTAACATTATTAGTTGGAAAAACTGGTATAGGACCATATCAAGTAACATTTAGAATTACTCAACAAGATGCTCCGCCACTAACCGGTGTAAATTATATTGTTGACGGAAATTCTAATCCGTTATACAACGGAACATATGTCTGTACTGCTAGCACAGTAACATCAATTACCTTACAGTATGCATCAGATCCAGGTACGTACTTGATAGCCCATGAAACTACAATAACGCCAGTTGCGGGCAGTATAGTATTTGCTCAAGCATATACATCTTCTAATTACATAGAAGTTATTAGTTCGTATCAACATGATATTTTAGATATTAATAGAACAAGTATTAGTGTATCGTTCTCACAATCAGTTGTAGCAGACACTCCGGAATACTATTACTATAAAGATATCGCAGGCGGACAGCTAGTGCTATCGAGACCAGTAATAGATGACGGTTATGTATGGGTGACAAAAAATAATATGTTACTATCACCAACAGTTGATTATAAAGTTAATGATGACAGAAGCAGTATTACATTAGCAGTTTATCCTCAGTCAAATGATAAGTTTATGCTGATTACGTTTAGCAGTAATGTTATTACTTCTGGCGTTGCCTACATGCAATTTAAAGATATGCTTAATAGGGTACATTATAAGAGATTAAGTCTTAATAAGAAAACAACACTAGTACAGGATTTAAATTATAATGATTTACAAATTATAGTTGCTGATGCTAGTAATTTTGATAAACCTAATCTTACACAAAATAAACCAGGGGTAATTGAAATTAAAGGAGAACGTCTTGAATATTTCTCCTTAGTTGGAAATGTATTAAGCAATATCCGTAGAGGTACATTGGGTACAGGAATTCCTAACAAACATACAGCAGGTTCGATTGTACAGGATATCGGTCCAAGCGAAACGATCCCATATACCGAAACAACTAATATAGAACAAGTAATATCTGACGGCACAACTAATGTTCCTATATCGTTTATTCCGAAACTCACAGCAACTACTTCACTAGTTAATCAACATAATTATGATACTGTTGAAGTCTTTGTAGGCGGCTACGATATAGCAGAATGGACACCTAGCACCAATTATTTTGTTGGATCTATATTTTCATATGCTAGCTACACTTATAAAGTAACAGCAAATCATATAAGCGGATCCGCATGGGGTAGTTTAGTTACTACTATACAACAAGATGGCACTATAATTTCTAAAAATATTAGTGCTAATTCAGTATACACTTTCTTTATAGGAAATATTAGATTACGTAAGAAATCATATACTATGCATAATAGCAATATTGCTCCTAACAGTTCAGAAGGTGACATAATACTTCCAGCAGATTTTACAGTAGATGGCACGAGCAAAAAAATTACATTATTAACTCCATTATCCGTTGGTACTAGAATAACCGTTGTACAACGAACAGGAATTAATTGGGATATTAGCTTAAATAATGATAGTAAGATTGCTAATTTCCTAAGGGCAACTCCGGGAATTAGCTATTCTCCGCTAAGAACAAGTGTTCCTACAGGCCTTAGCGTAACAAGTTTTGATAGTAATAACGGAACATTCGATATAAGCAATATAACATTCGACAAACAAGGATAAAAAGATGGCACAACAACTCTTAAACGCAGGTTCAACTGCAAACGACGGCACTGGGGACACCCTTCGTTCAGGTGCGATAAAAATAAATGCAAACTTTACTGAACTGTATTCAAATAGTAGTAATAATATTCCAAGTCAGACTGGAAATTCAGGTTTATTTTTAGCGACCAACGGAACTACATTAAGTTGGGCTAACCCCTCAGCTAACTCATTACCGACACAAACCGGCAATACTGGAAAGTTCTTAACAACTAACGGAACTACTTCTAGCTGGGCAGACGTTGCTATTGGTAATGCTAGCACAGTAACTAATGGGGTTTATACTACCGGTACCTATGCAGACCCTAGTTGGATTACTAGTTTAGCAGGTAGTAAAGTTACTAACGCTGTACTAACAACTACAGTATATGCAGACCCTGCTTGGTTAACATCGTTAGCTGTTAGTAAAGTTACTAACGCAGTATCGAGTGCTAGTACTTATGCAGACCCTAGTTGGATTACTAGTTTAGCAGGATCAAAGTTAACTGGAACAGTATTAGCGACCAACGGCGTGGTTACATCCGGTACCTATGCAGACCCTAGTTGGATTACAAGTCTAGCCGCTAGTAAACTAACTGGAACAGTAGTAGCAACAAACGGTGTAGTAACATCTCAGACATATGCAGATCCTGCTTGGATTACCAGCATCGGCGAAACAAAGGTGTTACCAACACAAACAGGACAAACTGGAAAATATTTAACTACTAACGGAACAGCAAGTAATTGGGTGACGATAGATACTATTCCTACCCAATCTAGTAATAGTGGAAAATATTTAACTACTAACGGTACTGCACTTAGTTGGGGAACACCGAGCGGTACGATCCCGACTCAAACTGGTAATAGCGGAAAATACTTAACGACAGACGGCACGACTGCAAGTTGGGCGACGGTAGCTGGACTAGTAGCTCGAACAACAGTGACAGCTACTACTGCAAGTATAGCTAACAATGCCAATGCAGATGCCAATATTACTGGATTTAAATCCTATGCACTATTAAAAATTCAAACATCGGCAGCAGCCTGGGTTCGAATATATTCAGATGCCGCATCTAGAACTTCTGATGCATCGAGAGCATCTACCACTGATCCGTTACCTAGTGCTGGAGTTATTGCAGAAGTAATTACAACCGGTGCCCAGACGATTCTTATCAGTCCGGGGGCATTTGGTTTTAATAGTGAAAATTCCCCAACTACTACAATCCCAATAAACATTACAAACCTTTCCGGGTCTGCCGCGGCAATTACTGCTACGTTAACAGTACTACAACTGGAGGCATAATATGTCCGACACTCAAGAATATGTTGTTACAGCAAAGACTATGGACGATGCCACGTCTCTTCTCGAAGATTTAGAAACTCCTGGTGGCGACCTTTATATTCCCGACAGGGCAGTAGAGGTAACCCAACGTAGAGAGATTAGTAGAAACACACATTTCTTGTTAACTGCTGACGAAGCTGAACAGTTACGTAACGATTCGAGAGTTATCGCAGTAGAACTAATTCCTAGTTTACAAGGTATAGAAGTAACCCCGCATTGGACTCAAACTGGAAACTTTGAGAAAAGTGTAACTATTGATACTAATGATAAAAACTGGGGATTATATAGATGCACAGCAGGATCAAATCTAGCAACTTGGGGTCTTAATGGATCATTTACACAAACAACGCAAACTGTAACTACTACTAGTTCAGGAAAAAATGTAGACGTTGTAATAGTCGATGCACATATAAATTTTAATCATCCAGAGTTTGCAGTGAACATAGATGGCACAGGCGGATCTAGAGCTATACAATATGATTGGTTCCAACATAGCGCGGCACTAGGATATTCTTCTACTGGAACATATAGTTATGCTAATATTTCAAGCGCCCATGGTACACATACCGCAGGCACAACAGCAGGAAATACTCAAGGTTGGGCTCGTGATGCAAACATTTATAATATGGAATTCGGCTACGCAGGCGGCAATGGCCCGTCTGGCTCTTGGGAGCTATTCATATTTGATTATATTCGATATTTCCATAAAAATAAACCAATTAATTCAACAACTGGAAAACGTAATCCAACTATTACAAATAACAGTTGGGGATATAGTTATGGCTCCATTTTTCTTAGCGGACTTACCTCAGTAACATATCGAGGAACTACTACAGCACTATCAGGAACTGATGCTGCCAAAAGAACTGTATTAGAAGCAAATGGAATTCCGGTACCTGGCGGCACTTATCTATATCGTTCACCGGCAAGATATGCCGCGCTTGATGCAGATATTCAAGACGCAATAGCAGACGGCGTTATTGTAGTAGGCAGCGCCGGAAATAGTTACTGGAATTGTGCAACTTCAGACCTAGCAGATTATAATAACACTCTCAACAACGGCTCATATTACCTTACTCGCGGCTCTTCTCCTAGTGCCGCTGACCAAGTTATTTGCGTCGGATCTACAGCTACTTCTACTCTTGAATATAAAAGTAATTTTAGTAATTACGGTAAGCGAGTTGATATATGGGCTCCGGGACAATATATTGTTTCTAGCGTGTATGATGCAAATGCCGCTACGGAATTTGGAATTACTCTTGCAGACGACCCGAGAAATTCTGCGTATAAAATAGGAAGTATATCGGGAACTAGTATGGCAGGCCCGCAAGTAACAGGATACTTAGCGTGTTTGTTAGAACAATTTCCTAATATGCGTCAAACAGCCGCATTAGCTTATTTAATTGCTAACTCAACAAAAAATCAAATTGGATCAACTGGCGGACTTGCAGGAGATTACACATCACTCGGTGACAATTCAAATAATAGATATTTGTACTACGTAGCAGTTCGCCCTATAACAGGAGCAGTTTCACCGATGACTAGGTACCAAAATAGGCCAACAACCGGTTCAACATACCCAAGATCAAAGATACGAAGATACGGTTAACCATTAGCGATTAAACTAGCAGTTAATAATCATTGATAAATACAAGATAAAGAGAACATTACTATGCAGAGCAAAGACTTAACGGGAGTTCATATAGAAGGTCATATCAAGATCTTTGATCCCATTTCTAATGAAATTTATGTTAACAAGCGTAACGCTATACATTATGAAAACATGAGTATAGCACTAGCTAATACTCTATCTAATAGCGGTAACGGTTTTGTTTATGAAATGGCCTTTGGAAGTGGTGGAACATCAGTAGATCCGACAGGTATTATTACATACTTGACACCAAATAGTTCCGGAGCAAATGCAAGTCTTTACAGCGAACAATTTAAAAAAGTTGTAGATGAACGTAGCAGTAACAACGTTGATCCTACACGTAATTATACAGAAGCCCGCCACGTTACTGGTACAAACTATACAGATTTATTTGTGACTTGTTTATTAGATTACGGAGACGGAAATTCAGCAGGCCAACAAGCATTTGATAATGCTACTTCAACATCAACAGCATTGGTATTTGACGAGTTGGGTTTAAAAAGTTATAGTGCATCTGGAACAGGTTTGTTATTAACTCATGTTATATTTCACCCTGTACAAAAATCGTTAAACCGTTTAATACAAATTGATTATACAGTTCGTATTCAAAGTTTAACCGGCCTGGCAGGAGTATAATCTATGAGTTATAGCGTTAGATTTACTGAAATTACTAATCCTAGTAAACCTGCAATAGTAGTCGCTGATCAGACACTGAATAATCAAACTTCAGTAACTCTTATCGGTAAAAATTATAAAGGATTTGCTCCAGTACTTGCTGAAAACTTTTTACATTTATTAGAAAATTTTGCTAGTCCTTCAGATAATCCGCCAGCTAATCCAGTTCAAGGACAGTTGTGGTATGATAATACACATAATTTTTTAAATGTGTATGACGGCACCGCTTGGTCAGCCGCCGGATCTCTAAAGAAATCAAGTGCTACTCCGGAATCAGTTAGTAGTGCTAAGGGCGATTTATGGGTTGACACTAATAATAGTCAACTTTATTTGTATTCGGGAAGTAACTGGTTATTAGTTGGTCCTCAGTATAGTGCAGGCAAGCAAACAGGTCCGATAGTAGAATCTATAATTGATACTAGCAATGTTGCACATAGCGTGATAAGTTTTTATGGCGCCACTAGCAACATTACTGATACTAGTAATTATAGAGTAGGTATAATTAGTAAAGATACATTTACACCTAAATCAATCGTTTCAGGATTTCCAGTCATCCGACAAGGTTTTAATTTATCATTAACTGATAGTAATAGTGAAACATCTCCAAGCAAAATTTGGGGAACATCGGAAAGAGCCGAAGCGTTAGTAGTCGATGGCGCTACTATTCTTGCTAAAAATTTCCTAAGAGGTGATGTGTCAAGCACTAGTACTTCAGCACTTAATATTAGAGCAAATGCTGGTCTTAGTATAGGTAGTGATCTAAGTTTTAACTTAGGTGTTGACGGATCATCTACAATATTTTATTCTAAAAACGATGGAGATGCTATTGATTTTAAGTTAAAATATAATTCAATAACTAATACAGTAATGCATATTGGTGCTACTACTAGAATAGGTATTGGAACAAATAATGCAGATCCCTTAGCAACTTTAGACGTTGCTGGCGCAGTTCTTATTAAAGATGATCTTGTTAAACCCGAACTAGGTAGATTAAAAGTTGCTGGGACGGCTGACACGACTGATGTCGGCGGCGCAAGTATACAAACTTTAGGTGGCCTATCAGTAGTAAAGAAATCTACGTTTACAAACGACATTAGATTAACTGGTAAACTTTATCTTACTACTACTACTGGCTCTTCGGCAATTTTACCGACTACAGACCAGCAATACGATATAGGTGGCGCATCCAATAAATTTAGAAATGTTTATGCTCAAACATTCGTTGGAAATTTCTCCGGTGCATTTTCGGGTGTTTTAGACGGCAGTGTAACAGGTTCTGCCGCTAGACTTTCTAGCCCGACGACTTTTAAATTACAAGGACAGCTTGATAGTGATTCTCAATCGTTTGACGGACAAACAAATAACGGTACATTAACTCTTAATACAGTATTAAATGAAACTGCAATCTCCTCTCAAACAATTACAACAACACCAGATGATTCAGATTATTTTTTAGTTCAACGTAAAGATGTTGGACTATTAAAAGTAAGCAAACAATCTTTACAAAATAATTTGCCAGTAATGCCAGTCGGTGCGATACTACCGTTTGCAGGTCCAGCCGCACCGAGAGGGTATTTGTTGTGTGACGGCGCAGAAGTTTCTAAAACAACATATCAACGACTATATGATGTTATTAAAGATGCATATATAAGAGATATTACACTTGAACCGTTGCAAGGTTACGGAACATTTAGATTACCTGATTTAAGGGGTAGATTTGCTTTAGGTAAAGATAGTATGAACAACGGCATATCAGTTCCATTAGCTATTAATCCCATCCAAAATATGCAAACAGTAACAGCTCCTGCTAACAGAGTTACAAGTGTTACAGCTGACAACATAGGATCCGGCGCAGGTTTTGACACTGCTACACTATCAGTTAGAAATTTACCACAACATATACATACATTACAATCTGGTACAAATGCTTATTATAGTATGCCAGCTAGCCAAGGAGCAGCCTCAACCGACTCGGTCACAGTAGGTACTGGTAATATCCAAGTAGGCGTTGGTACATCAACGGCATATGGTAATCCTAAAACAGGCGCTATAACCGGTGAAACACAATACGGCCAGGCGATAGATATTATGAATCCTTACTTAACTATTAATTATATTATTTTTACTGGTAATCTACAATGAGCTATATAATAACAAAATCCGATGGAACAATTTTAACTGAGCTAGTCGATGGAACTACTGACCAAGTTCATTCTAGTCTCACCCTAGTAGCTAAAAGTGCAAGTGCATATGGCACAGCTCTTAATCAAAACTTTGTATATCTGTTGGAAAATTTTGCTAACTCAGTACAACCGAGAACACCAATAGTTGGCCAGCTTTGGTTTGACACTACACAAAATAGATTAAAAGTTTATGATGGTGTTAATTTTAAGGTTAGCGGCGGCACAATAGTATCTGCATCTTCACCGAGCGGAATTAATGCAGGTGATATTTGGATTGATAGCAATAATGGCCAACTGCGATTCAATGATGGCACAGCAACAGTATTAGCAGGTCCGGTCTTTACAAGATCTCAAGGGTTAAGTGGTTTTGTTGTAGAAAGCATAATTGGAACAGATGGACTTACACACATTGTTACAAATATGTTTGTAGGTACAACTTTACTCGGTATCTGGAGTAATACACAATTTACTCCTAGTTCTCCAATTTCTCAATACACTGGACAGATATATGTTGGATTTAATGCAAGTACATTTACCGGCGTTAAATTAAGAGTTCCAGTAACACAAGCTGACACATTACTAGCCGCTGACGGTTCTATTAAGACAGCAGAAAATTTTATATCAACAAGCGATGATTCAGCTACGGCAGGAACACTTACTATCAATAATATTAAACCATTAGTGTTAGGTGCAAGTGGCAACACTGAAATTAATGTATCATCGACACTATTTAATATTCAATCAAACACATCTGGTCAGAACTTCAAAATTACTACTAGAAATGGGTCAACATACCCAACAGCATTATTTGTTGATGCTACTAATAATTATATCGGGCTTTTCAATTCAGCACCAACTGCAACATTACATGTTGGTACAGTTTCAAGCCCTGGAAGTTTAATTGTTGAAGGTAACTTAACAGTTAATGGTACCACAACAACTATTAATTCAACAACTATTAACATTGATGATAAAAACTTTGAATTAGCTAAGGTTACTACTAATATCGGTACAGGAAGTATAACAAGTGTTTCAGGACCTTTTAACTTAGGGTCTGTTGCAGTTACAAAAAGTGGTACTAGTGTTACTGCCGCCGCAACATATGCTGGAAAAACACAGTTATCTACCAGCGGTAGCGGTACAGGCGCAGTGTTTACAATCGTTAAATCTGGTGCCGCCACGAACTATAGTACAGCTACTATAACAGTTACTTCAGCTGGCAGTAATTATGCTGTAGGTGATACTATTGTAATTTCAGGAGCAGATTTAGGCGGTACAGCTCCTACAAATAATTTAACATTAACAGTTGTAAGCAGTGCATTAGGTAGCCCGTGGATTGCAACTATTGCAAGTATCTCTTCAACCAGCGCGGCAAATGTCGGCAGTTTTATTACTGCAACAAGCGGTACAGGTGTACTATATGGAGGCACACCTACAAGCGTATTAGTAACAACTGTTGTCAGCGGAACTAGTATTAAATACACTGTTACTGGCGGCACAACACCTGTAATAGGAACTTTAACTGATATTACTATAGGTGCATCAGACATATACGCAGACGGCGGCGGATTTACACTTAAAGGTACAACAGATAAGACATTTATCTGGACAAATGTAGGGGCATATTGGAGTAGTTCTGAGCATATAAATTTAGTATCTGGTAGAGCATACAAAATTAACGGTACTACAGTGTTAGATACAAATACATTAGGTGCTGGGATTACAAATTCAAGCCTGACTAGTGTAGGAACATTAACATCTTTAAACGTAACTAACTTATCAATAACTGCTGATCTAAGCGGTAACGTAACATTAGCGAATAGCACACCGGCATTTACAGACGGAAATATAGTTTTAGATCCCAAGGGCGCAGGCATTATCAGCGCAAGTAGCTCTAAAATAAGCAATGTAGCCGATCCTGCTTCTGCACAAGACGCCGCAACTAAGAATTATGTAGATACCCAGGTAAAAACACGATCTGTAGCCATAAGTTTAACGACAACTGGCCTAACTAACGCTCAAATTGCAATAACATATCTAGCTAAATTGTTCCCGAATACCGAATGGTTAGATAGTTCTATCTGTAGAGCAGTTTGCACAGACGGTGCCGGCACAGCAATTAGAAAGTTTACAATGCAATCAGGTGTCTGGGTTTATCAGAATGACCTGTAAGCTATTAGAAATTTAAGATAAAACAGCATAAATATATAAGAATAAGGAAACGAGTCAGATGTCATACACCATAAATAGATATAACGGTACACAAATTACAGTAGTAGCCGACGGCACTGTTGACGCTACCCTTGATCTTAAATTAATCGGTAAAAATTATGCTGGTTACGGCGGCGTACAGAATGAAAATTTTGTATATTTGCTAGAAAACTTCGCTAATACTACCCAACCACCTAAACCACTTTCAGGCCAAATTTGGTTTGACAGCGCCAACAGCAAGTTAAAATTCTTTGACGGTAATAAATTCCGCACAACAGGCGGCGCAGAAACTGGATCAACCCGCCCAACAGGCTTAACAATTGGCGATTTTTGGTTTGATACTATTAATAATCAACTTAATGCATGGAACGGTAGTGACTTTACACTAGTCGGACCGCAAGTTGCCGCTGGATATTCAACTACGCAAGTTAGATCGAGAACTGTTCGATCACTCAGCGGAACCACTTATCCTATCGTTGAAGCATTAAGTAACAATGCTACAATATTTACAGTTAGTGCTGCCGATAGTTTTCCATTAGATCCGACAACTGAAGCTTCATTAGTTGCTTCTAATTTTAGTACCATACGCAGAGGTATAACACTTGCTTCTACAGCTAATGATTCACAACCAGGCCAGACTACAGATGCTACTAGGTTCTGGGGAACATCAACTAACTCGGATAGGTTAGGCGGATTTGCTGCCGCTGATTTTGTAAAATCTGCCAATGCAGGATTTACAGCATTAGTTAATTTTGCTGATGTAGGATATACTGTTGGTAGTCCTGTAGCAAGATTGCATGTATTTAATGAAGGTAGCTTAACTCCGATTATTGAAAATCAATCAAACGAACAAATACAGTTTAGAACAAGAAACGCTTCTACTGCGGCAGTATATAAGCCGATGACATTAGCCGGCGCAGATATTCTCCCAGGACAAGATGCTACATCGAATATTGGTTCTGCTACGGTAAAGTTTGTAACAATTTACGGAGCAAACTTCACTGGAATTTCAGAAAAAGCTAATACACTATTATTAGGAAGCAGTTTTGTTTCTGCTAGTACTGCATCGGCAGCTAGCACCATTGTTGCTAGAGATAGTAACCAAAATATTGCTGCCAACTTATTCAGCGGTACGGCTACGGCGGCACA